GTATTATTTTAATTTATTATAAATTAATAAAAGAAGATGTTAGCTAATTCGATTACTGTATACTTATTCACTATTTTTTAGTTTACTTTACATTATTTACGGCACAAATATGTCACAACAACATAAGTTTCCTGTTTTTTGGAAACACCCTAAAACCAAAATCCAAGTCGCTGAAGCTCACCTAAATAAAAAATCATTTAATAACCTATTTCATAACCAAGGTGTGTCAATTACTTGGCGTCAGTACATCAGGTTATTATGTCTGGCTAAAATGCCGTATTAAATCAGTAAAATTCGAGTATATCAAAAAGCAGTATTGGCACCATAAGGCAAGTTTGAGTAAGCAGAGTCGCCTCATGATGCCAGAGATATAGACTATCAAGTTTCATATTAGCCATGTTTTGCAACAATTTAGATTACGAAGTCAACCATGACATAAATACCAGCATCCATAATAATATCGTTCCCAATACGTTAGATTGACAATTTAACCTTATAAGCCTAATGCAATATAAATAACTGATATCGCTTATATTAAAATAAGTGAAGGTTGGTTATATTTGTTGGTGATTATCGATTTATACGGACAAAAATTGATTACTAGGCAAGCTAAGTTTAATTGTTAACAAGTGTAAACCACTATCATGCCAATAATCACTTAAGCTTAAGGGATTGATGGTATATTCGCTATATAAACCCTTAATTTACTAAAAATAGCCAAACAAAGAAATCAACAAAATCAATAAGTTTTCTGTCTGATTTTTATCACTATTAGTTTAAAAAACGAGCCACCTATAAATCTACCATAACATACTAAATATCTTTAAAAAACTGAGTAATATCTTCTTTTTTACACTTGACGTAATTGATAACATTGGCATAATTGCACAATCAACGCTTTATCTGGATCTATCCATGAAATATAAAATAATCAACCTTAGTATTTTCTTTTTAGCTTCGATTAGTGCTTTACCCTCTGCTCAAGCCAACGAAATAATTTGCCCAAGCTCAATAACAATTAAATCTGCTCATTTAGATATTGATAATCTACCTGACGATTGGATGGTTTCTGAAAAGAAAGATGCGTTATTATTGCTTGATGGCTTTGGCGTCTATTCTGACAACCCCGCTAAAAAAATCCAGCAAAAACCAGATGCTGGTATCATTGATGGCAAAGAACATCAAACAACCTGGAGCGTAAACACCACTTACGACCAAGGAGGTAGTTGGGTCAGTTGTGATTACAATTATGGTGAAGTAAATCTAATAAAAAAAATCGCTACAACCATGAAAAGTTGCTGGGAAATTGATTCGATGGATCAATTCGATCGATTACACATCACGCTTAAGTGTAGTACTAGTGAATTGCAAGAAGTTAAATAGGTTTTGAATTTTATTGAACGGTATAATTTCGACCCCAGCAGGAATCGAACCAAAAAATTAACCAATTGAACAATATGAATATTTAATACTGAACACTTTAAAATACCGTCAAAAATACCTTCAAAGATTTTTAGTGTATTTTATAAAACAAAACCCTCTATACCGTGAAATAATCGAGGGCTTGCATTGGAATCTTGACGCGCTAATTATACATCATAACATTGATTTTTTCATCACTATTTCACATCAAAATACAATCAATATAAAATACCCTCTAAAAAGTTCACACTTTACTTATCATGATAACAATAAACTACACGCTACCAATTTACATACGCCAAACGCCCGATGATTACGAAATAGAAATTACGGGCGAATGCTACATTATCAACAGCGACGACGAACACAATTACGTGTTCTATCAAACGCAGAAAACACTATACGATATCGCCGATTTTGTGATGCTACATGACGCTGTTGAGTATTGTAAGTTGAAGATTGAGAATGGAGTTTGGCCTGTTTGATAAGTTAACTATGATGATTTATTCATGCTTATAAACTTTAAAATCAAAATCAATCCAAATTATGTGAAATATACGATCTTCTCTAAATCCAATCATCGGCTTCATTCCATTAAATCTTAAAGACAAAAAATTAATACCTTCCTGACCATGTAATTTTGTTGGAATTTTTTCGTTAATTGAATCCCTAGCAATCTTTTCACACCCTAATTTATGTCTGGAAGATGAAAGTATTTGATTCCACGTTATTTTGCTCAATAATCTTATTCTCTTGACCAATGCAACTAAATCATCGTTTTCACAACAATCCACACAATGACACTTGTCTATCATGTGCTCAAATGAAAATATAGGTGTAAAAGTGTTTGTAGAAACCTTTTCATTTTCTCTTGGTTTTATTCTTGAATTATCTTGTTTGTTTGGGTGCTTTATTTTAGCCATGAACAAAAAGTTAATTCTCTATTTGCGTTAAAAAGTATTTTCTCATACTATCTAAGGAAATTTCTGTAGAATTACTTCTACCATATGCACCAATCCATGTTGGCTCTTCATGCGTTAAATTTCGTAATTTCCATGCTGAGTATTGTCCGTACATATTAAATACATCTTGAATTAAATTTTTTTCATCTTCAGAAAATTTACTAAAATCAATATCAAGATTATCTGTATCTATTGCTCCTGAACCAAAACTCTTGTACTTATGGTATAGATCGGGAATAACAGGTCCGTGCATCCATGCTTCTATTTTTTCATTAAATAACGGTTTACCCAAGATCGCTAAAGAAAAGCCTTGAGTGTAATAAACCAGTTTTTGTAGCTTCAAATTCGAAATAAGGTCACCAGCATCGTTATCATTTAATGAAAGAATGTAGTTTGCTACATCAAAGCACGTTAAATTTGTCATAATATGCAACCTTTTTGTTAGAAGATTATCCACAACTCACGTTGTTAACTTTGAGCGATTATAATTTAAGTTATCTAAATAGGAAAGATTTATTCAACAAATTATTGGGATTGTATTAATACTAAATTCAAGTGCTAAGAAGTCTAAGTTGAAGATTGATAGTGTGTTTTGATTATTCAGGTTTTACAGGAAACACAGCATTAACATCTGACGCATCAACACGCATTAACAAGATTCGATATTTTTTCCACGCTTTTAACTGCGCTTCTTCGTCGGCTTCTTGCATATCTAAATCGATAATATCTTGCAAAATAGCTATTTTTTCGTTAGCTTCGTTGAGTAATGCGTTTTTTAAATTTTGATTATTTTTGATGATATGTTCATTTTTTGCATCTTCATCTAATACCCATTTTTTTCCGCTCCATTTACAAAACTCGAACGGTTTTAGCTCAGTAAACCCACTCTTGATTTTACCGAGATAATCGATTTTTTTTGCTTCTTTTGTTTCAATGTTATAAACGGTTTTATCCCTATTGTCCTCAACTAACACCCAGGCACCGTTTTGCATACACGGACAATATCCATCTTTGAACTCAGGAGCGATACGTAACGCATTGTCTGGCGGTAATGTATCATCATTAGCTTCTAATTTATGTGTAAACGGTCTTAGTTCATTTGTGTTATCAAAATAATAATTAATCATATTAAACTCCTAAATAAATTACAGGTGTCATACCGATATTGAGAGGTCTATTTTCGTGAGCCGTAGGTACTATGCGTGATGCATCAAATGTTGAGATGACGGATTCAGCCAAAGAATTATAATCTTGAACAACTATCGCTTGTTTGCCCACTCCCCTAGAATAACTAAATACATATGTATATGGAGTAAAACCACCGTTTATATCTATTGATGCATCAACTCCGCCCCTAACGCCTTGTTGACCATAAATATTACGAATCGCATCATCTTCAGTGCTACCAACTTGCCTGTTGATTCCATTTACTGCACGCTCAAAATAACCTCGACCGTCGGGTGCAAATGCTGTTGGTACATTAATGTATTGTTTACCGTTAATTGTTTTTATCGTAATGCGATGATCGTTTTTATAATTAGCTGACAAACTATTTAAAGCTCGCCCATGTGGTGAATCTAAAAGAAAATTATCACCGTTGCGAAAATACCAACCAAAAGGCAGTTCATCACGACGAAACGGCATTAATCGTTGGTCGCCAATCATGTCTTTTACAACTATGTGAGCACCCACCTTGTAAATAGGTGAGTCGTTAACAACCTCTTTAATGGCTGGAACAGTACCAATATCATCAGCGGTTGGTTTATTATTCGGCGAGTAAACACGTTGCCCTTGTTCAGTTAATTTTTTAACATCTATCGAGCCATTAATTGACTGGTTTTCTTCACCTGTTTTTTTGATAAAATTTGAATTATCGATAGTAGACGCCCAATTTTTAGCATCATCTGCTGATTTTTTAGCATTTTGTTCAGATGTTCTAGCATTGCGCTCAGATGAGACAGCGACATTTGCGCTATTACTAGATTGCTCTGCTGAGTTACGTGACTCTGTAGCTGATGAACTCGCACTATCTGCATATGATTTTGCTGAATCTGAATACGATTTAGCTGATGAGTTAGCATTAGTTGCTGTTGTTGCTGATTCGCTTGCTGATTGTGCAAAAACTTTACCTTGTTCAACCAGTTTTATTAACTCTTTTTGTATTGAATATTGAGATTTTATAGTGACAATTTGTCCATCTGGTGCTGTTAATGTTACCTCTCCATCACCCGTTAATAAGGTTTGCCAAGCGTCCAGTTGGATTTGATAATAATTCAACATTTCAGATACACGTAATGCTAAAGCTTCGATAGAAACTTTGGGCGATGTTGGTATTTCATACTTAACACCTGTTTTACTTGCTCCGCTATAATCCTTTGCTAGTGTTAGCTGTGTATCTGACTGAACTGATGCAATCTCATAAATTTCTATTGTATTTGATGTTTGTAGTATCAACATTTGTCCAGAACAAATGCCTATTAATGGATTAGTCCATTTAGTGTTAATCCCAGTTACTATTTTGCTGTTATCTGTTACGTTTACCGTGCCTGTTTTGTACCAAGACATAATTTTCCTCAAATTTTAAATATAAAAAAACCGCTACATGAGCGGTTTTATTGAATAAATTGAATTATAATTTTAACAATCCCTTTAATTGCTTTTCTTTTTCGGCGTTTGCGCATTTGATATCAATTAAAGTATGAGTTTTCTCAGTCGGGAAACTATCTAATTTTTGTCGTATGGAACCAGTCAATTTAAGCCTTAAATCATAGTGATTGTCATTCATTTTTCTAACTTTACTAATTTCAAAACTTTTTATTGCTCCCCCTAATATTTTTTCTTTATAAATTGCATTGCAATTTAAATTTTCAGAATACGAATCGCCAGAAAATAACAACATGAATAGTAATATTATTTTTTTCATCATTGCTCCATTTTTAAAATTTAAAATAATTTTCAGCGTCTAAAATCATTAACGGAAAGTTTGAAGTAAATTTTCCATTAAATGGGTGGGTCCATTCATAATTTTCGTGATTTATATAAGATGGTGCTAGGCTAAATCCATTTGAAGCAAAGCCAACTTGCTTTGTGACGCCACTGTATTTATCGAAACTCGCATAACCGCCAATTGATGTCGGGATGAACATGGGGCGTCTAATATTAGGTATACTGACGAATTCACCATGGCTAACAGATCCAAAACTGTATAGCTGTGGATTAATTAAAAGCCCTGATGTTGAATCACATACTGTTTCCCCATATGAATTATAAATCCTCATCCCGTATTTTGACAGGGTATTTATTGTTTTTTGTTTTGCAAAAACAACTACTTTTATGGAAATATCATAATTTAATCTTACACCATCTTTATTATGAGCAAATAAAGCATGTTCATAAAAATCACGATTAAATCCGATTCCGATTGAAGTATTTTGTTTGTCACTATAAACAAAGACTGCACAATTGTTGAAATTCAGGTGAGGATTAATATTGCTTGGTCGCCAACCATCTTTAGCTGATATTGTAATGTCTCCCTTAAATACCACGGGAGCACATAATGATGCTTGATTGATGGAAAAAAAGTTATTTTGACCTGTAAATGAAATACCTATTCCAGAAACCGGATTATGCATCGGATAACCAACTATTATACATAGTTGGTTATACCCACTACCGCTATCACCACCATACCCCCACGCGTTTGGGCCATTTACCAAAATAACTTGTCGATTATTGTCTAGATAACTGCGTGAATCAAATGCACCACAAACCCAAATATTGGTACCGTCTTCATCCATCTCAAAGTCAACATTATAACCAGAGCCGTTTGTTAAATGCACATAATACTGATACCCATCTGGAACATAAATGCCTGTTTGGTGTTGCTCAACACTACATATCCCTAAAATACAACACATAGTGTGAGATGAATCTAATATAATATCAGGTCCATCAGCACTAAAAATCTTTAAGCCGTAACTTGACACTTTTACCTCACAATTTACCTAGTTTTACTCTCAGTACATTTCTTTCATCAAAGACGGCTAATCCACTGCCGTTTAATTCAATTCTTCCGCCTCCAAGAAATGAGCTATTTATCTCAAAATTACCATCTTTAAATAACCGCCACCCTGACTTTCCCGGAACATAGTTTTCAGATTGAATCGTATCCGAAATTGTTGTAAAATTTAATGAAGCTTTACCAATAATTGCTCCGTTCATGATGACATTGCCGTCTTTAATGATAAACGCTGGTACTGGTGTGCCATTAGCTTGATTCATAATCATAAATTTATCAGCAAGAAATATGACATTAGATTGCATACCAGTTTCGGTATTTTCAACCCCCATTGTCATACCTGCAACATACTGTTGACCTTTATTATCAACCTGAATTTTCATGGTTCTGTGAGCTGAAATTTTGCCATTGAGATTATTTACAGTTTGGCTTACATCTGAAATTGACGTAGATACGTCCCCCACTTTAGTGTTGATGGATTGAATGGCTTGTGCTGTAGCTGAATTTTGTTCCGCGGTGGTTTTTTTAAGCTCTGTTAAATTACTACTAACATCACCGTATTTAGAGTTTAACTCACGTAATGCAATTGCTGTCGCCTCTTTTTCAGTTAACAATGCATGATTGGTTTCTTTGATTTCAGCCGATAAGCTACCATTTTCAACTCTGCGACGGCGTGTTTCGGTATCATTAGCTAACGCATTTTCAATGATCGCCTTTGCGTTTTCTATTGAACTAATCGCCGCATTATCAACTGAATCAATAAGAGAGTTCCAAGCATCGGTTTCTTTGATTTCATCAAAAATATGATCGGTTAAATCGTTAGTATTTGTACTAGAAATCCCCCTCACCCATTCTGTCCAGTCGCTAACGTTTCCGATCTTATCAATCAATCGAGCACGGTAGAAAAACACTTGACCAATTGATAATCCTGTTTGTGAATAACTACAACTTGGATACGTAACATTACTTAACAATAGCGCCTTTTCTTCACTCTCATTAGTAGAGTATTGGATTTCAGTATGACTTGTGTCACCGCTACCGTCAGGAAACGACCACTTTAAATCAACGCCAAAAACAACGTCATCACTAGCTGTAAACCCAATTGGTTTGTCTGGTTTACCAACCTTACCTTTAATTGAAGTCGCTTGTGAATATGCCCAAGGTGAAGATACGTCAATTGCATTAACAGCTCTTACACGAACTTCATAGACACCTGAATAAACCCCCTCAACAGTAAAATTTGTGCCGTTTGTACGACCAACATTAATCCAAGCTGAATTATCTTTTCGCCATTGCGCAACGTAGTTTGTTGCTCCTTCCACCGTATCCCATGTTGCATTTAAAGAGGCAATTGACAATCCTTGAGAGATGTAGCTACTTTCGGAAACAACAATATTTTTGGGGGTAGAAATTGAACTTGGTGGAGTAACGGTAATAGGTTTTGACTCAATCCGAATACCCTCATCAATATATTTGAATTTATCAGGATCGTGCTGGATAGCCGTTATTGTAAATTGACCTTTTTCAGTTGCCGATATTGATGTCACTCTAAAATATTGAATTGCAATATTATCACTATCTATACACCAAACTGCACCAGCCACGGGTTCAATTTTATAATTAGCAGAAACCGTAATTGTTTTTTTATCTGCGCTAATTGCTTTAATGGTTCTGCTCTGTGCTGTTCCGTCAGGTAAGTTAATTACTAGTCGATCGCCTGCGCCATAATCAACAGCTCTATCTAGCGTTATTTTTCGCCCAGAAACGGCATGAATTCGCCCACCGTTTTCTTTACCTGAACGGGACGGATCGGCTACGCCAATAATTCGCGCAGGCATGGGGATATACCCATCCAAGCCAACAGTAAAGGTGATTACTTCATCTTTCGCATTGGAAAGTAATGCCCAACGCCCCCTCCTTTGGGCTTCTGCTTGTGATGTACAACCGATCGCAGTTAATTTCATCACATTAACATCGTATCGACGCATTAAATCATAGTCCCATACAGCTTCTACATCATCACAATAATGATTATTAGGGTCAGAATAAGCAACTAAGCACGAAGTATATCTATTTTTATATGAACCACCTGAATATGCAAAATCACCGATAACGTTAGATGGATGATAGATGAAATCAGGCTCGTCTTGTGGCATGTCAGCCGTTAAACAAATCTGGTCATTACCCCAAAAAATTATCCCACGAAATGACGCCACCAAGTCTTTAAGTACTGTGTAAGCATCTTCTTGGCTTTGTATATACTCATTACAAGCAAAACGTGGCTCTTTGCCTCCTTTTCCATCCGAAACCATTTGATCGCAGTATTGCCCTAGTTGATAGATAGACCATTTATCTAGCATGGTAGAATCAATTCGTAATCCCATGCCAGCTATCTCATCACGCATTAAATAATAAGCCAGCCAAGCAGGATTATTCGTGTAAGCCATTTTAAAGCCACCTTGCCAAACTCCTGAATATGTTCGGCTAACTGGATCGTAATTATCTGGAACTTGAACAAGTTTTCCTTTTAGCTTACAACTGATTTTGGGCACGGCTCCGTTAAATTGACTAGCATCAAGCTCAATGTAAAGCAAGGCAGTATTTGGATATCGTAACTTACTATCAATCACTTCTGCGTAAGAAGATACAGCAAATGCGTTAATTAATTTACTATTAGAGTTAGAATCTGGCGTTAATCGTCTTACTCGAATAGCCCAACCATTTACCGCACTTGGCAGATTTATGCGATGATCTCGTTGATATTCAGATGTAGTCTTACCATTAAATTCCGCATTCACAACCGTTTCAAAAGCACTGCCATCCGTTGATAGATCAATTGCATACTTTGTGACTGTACCAACCATATCGCCATTTTCTTTATATTCAACATGAGTAGGCAAACTCAACTTAATTCTAATTGCATCTAAATCTAAGTTAGAAAATGAGCGAACCCAAGGTTTATTGGCCTTTACTATATAATTTGCCCGCAGTTCATTACTTATCTCAGGGATGCCTTTAATATATTCTTGAGTTTGTGATCCATTACGAAACTCCCAAATAACACCATTAAAATTACGTGAACCATCGACATTAGCTAGCGGTGTGTTATCAATATAAATATTTTGTTCTGTAATATCACCTTGAATCTCACCCTCACTTAATGCAATCAATGCTTTAAGCTTGGCTGTTGAAAGTAAGTTATCTGGTTGCTCATACGGCTTGTGCGGTTTTTTACCTCCGCCTTTTTGACCTTCTATCAAGTGCATAATTCACCTATTGTTGATCTTCTGAATAAATACCAGCATTAATTACTGCACCACCAATTTCACGCTCACCTAGCAAAATAGCTACAGGATAACCCACCGCGTTGGTATTAACTGGCGCACCAAATCCATAATTGGGCTTGTTTTCTGCGCTAGATGAACCGCCAGCGTTAAATTTCGGCTGAGGTGTGAGCAATTGAACAACCCCGCCAAGCATCATGCTAATACCGATTCCTGTTAAAATCGATGTTGCAGTAACCGTTGTGGCAGCCATCGCTGCTCCCCACGCCGCCAGTGACGCACCTGCCGTAAAAAATGCAGCCACTAACGCAATAGCACCAATAATAATTTGTAGCATTCCGCCACTTTTAGAGCCTTGAGCTACAGGCATGATCATGTAATTTTTACCACTTGCATTAATATCAAACTCATCAATACCAATGTTTTTGCCGTCAACAAAAAAAGCAAATTTGACACCTTTCATATGCGCTGAACTCATGTATTTTTCAAAGCCTTTTATCGTTGCGCATAACGCTCTTAACACTTCTTTAATATCTTGCACATCGTATTGATGATTCTTGCCAAATTGCTTAGCCATTGCGCCTTTAAACGTTACATTACTCAGCATTAAATAACTCCTTGTGTCGTACTATTCGAACGGTTCTATCTCTAAAATATTTACCGTATGGTGTTCTTGATGATAATTGGCCATAAAGATGATGAAGAATAAGATTGTCACCTACATAGATAGCGGCATGGTTTGTAACCTGTGCACCAATTCGCATCATAATGATGTCGCCAATCTTCATGTCTTCGAGCTCCACCTCAACAAACCCCTCTGATTGCCAATTTTCATCATAAATATTTTCATCTCCACTCTCCCACCATTCGCGAGTAACAGAATAGTTCTTTAGGCTTATGTTATACTCTCGTTTATAGTAATCCATAATAAGTGCCCAACAATCAGCATACCCTAGCAGCCATTGACGCCCCGTATAATCCCGATTTACACGCGGTGATATTGTGCAAAAATCACCGTCAGGGACAGACATAATTCCCCATTCAAGGCCTGAATAGTCGCATTGAATACGATCAAATTCTGACGGGACAAGTGATACCACATCAGGGTGAGAGTGAATAATCATAATGATTTCACCCTGTTTCTCGGCTTCCAGTTGTTCATCAGGTGAGATTAAAAAATGCTCTTTGGGATTGTCTGATATGTTTTTACATGGTATATATTTTTGAGTTTTACCCGTATCCACAATCAGACCGCACGCCTCGTTAGGATATTCACTATCAACATGTTTTTTTATAGCATCTAATAATTTTTGTCTCATATCATTTACCTTGTAAATTCGCTGCAGGGAAACCACCAAAAGGGAGAGGATTATTGCCATGGCGAGCTTTACAATCCTTTAACAAGCCACCGCATTGATCTTTAGCAGGGTCATCCGTCTCTATGCCATCTTTAGTGAAGTACTTATTGCCTGCATAGTCGCACCCTGTCCCTGTTCTATAACAACCGCGCATACACCAAGTACAAACCGTTGTTATTTGCCGTGTTGGTAATTTAAGGTTTTGTATGTCAAAAGGTGAACATAATTCAAACTCAACGGTCGCTTTTGTTTCTTCTCGTTTGTTATTGATAAAAAATAGCTGAACTCGCTCTTGAGTTGGGTCAGCGGTGGGGTTTCCATTAAGCCAATTATCCGCATCAAGGTACTTAGCCATTGTCGTGTGGATTTTGACTTTTGCTTGGACCAAATCATCATAATCAATACAAAGCCGAGTTACCCTACCGTCTATATTGCCAACTGATAACCTTGGTGTTGGCTGTGAGCCAGTGCTACTTAATTCAATGTCTTTTAACTCATATGGATACGGTAAATATTCTTTACCTTGCCATTTTATTGATGGTAAATTCTCAGCGGCAAATGACGCCCAACCGTCAGGCGAAATATTATGAGCATGAAATCTCAGCACTTCATCAAGACCAAACTTTGTACCATCCACCTCTATTAGTTGTATAAGCTGGTTACCCTCAAGTGTTTGTAAATCTTGTGTTATTGGCATAGTTTCTCCAGATGATTAAACTAATTTATTTGTGTTTTTACTTGTATTTTTACTTGTATTTTTACTTGTATTTTTACTTGTATTTTTACTTGCTGTTTGTGTGTATGTGTGTATAATTATTTTCAGGTTAGGAGGTAAACATGAAATCAACTGACCTGATAAAAGAACTTACCAGTGCAGGGTGTATTCTGAAAAGAGTTAGAGGTAGTCATCATATGTTTTACTCACCGATAACTAATAAAACGTTTCCAGTTCCTCATCCAAAATCAGATTTACCGGTTGGCACAGTAAGATCAATCAAAAAATCGGCGGGGCTTTTATAGCCCGCCAACTTTTGGAGGTATTATGTTTTTTACTCTTGGCATTGAAACACCGAACGATAGCAATACAGCTTACGGCATTGTCGTGCCTGCGTTATGCAATGATAAATATGATTGTTATTCTGCTGCTGATAAAGAAAGTGATATTCCAGCAATGGCAACTGAAGCTATTTTGTTAACAGTTCAAGACATGATCGAATCAGGCGATTATGATGTTAAAGATATTCACAACGATCATGTTTCGTATAAAAATAACGATGAGTATGCTCATTGCGATACGTGGGTAATTATCGATGTTGATTTATCATCATTTGTTGGAAAACAAAAAAGAATTAATATCACATTACCCGATATTCTTATCGATAGAATAGATAACGCAGTTAAAGCGCCGAATTCCTTTTATAAGGATCGGAGTAATTTTTTGGCAGAAGCTGCTATTAATGAATTGGCGGCACAAAATAGAGTGCGTTAATTATTTTGGTTATTAAGCGCCATACAACTGCTAATAAAAAACCACCCGCAGGTGGTTTGTTCGCCTACTCGGCGGTGAACAATGTTCGTAAATCTAACGATAAAGTCTTAATTTTCTAAACCGCTTATGCAGCGGTAATCTAGATTATATCAAACATAGCCTTTTGTTTTAACTAAAATTTAGCCATTTTTCCAAAAATAACCCTTTTTTCTAGCACTGAAATTAATCTATATTTTTCAATGAATTATAAAGCAAGTTAAAAAAAGGGTTATAGAATTGCCATCAAAAAACACCGGAAAAACTTTAATAAAATCAATGTCTTTGCTGACCAGTTTTTAATCAAGGTGAATAAGCTTGAATAAATTTGAATGATAATGAAACAACTCTGCCGCCAACAAATTCGGATTCGATAGATTTATTCACAACTCGATACAATTTTTCTTCGCCGTACGGATTTTTCCACTTAAACGACTTTATGATGTGCGAGTTTAAAAAATCACGAACCTCTTTTATTTCATTGATGCATCCTGTATAAGTTAAGTCCCAAGTCTCACTTGTATTATTAATACCATTACTGGATAACTGGACATATCCGTCACCAAATCCAGCTTCGTTAATGTTTGATGAATCTGTATGTTTCGGATTGCCCATTGTTTTCCATTTAAAAACATCTATTGTCATTTCCTCCTCCTAATACCTATCTTGCGCGCATCAGGTTATATAAATCACCGCCCGGTGAAACAAGTTTTTTTATCGTTTCATTTACGCGCCGATCAATTATTGCAGCAGCTTGACTTTCAATAGAATTTGAATCAATGCTTGAGTTAGTCGCCCCTGATTCACTATTAGATTCCATGTTTAATGTCACATTAGTATTAACATTTATAGCGCTTGATGATTTATTAGATTTACGAGTAAAAGCAATTGGTGAAGCAGGACCAAGATTAACTGCGCCTCCATTTGCGTATCCTCTTTGAGCGTCGTTCATCAGCGCGTAAAGATTGCCAACGCCTAAACGCTTTGTCGCTTCTTTGGTGAATACGAATTCGCCCTTGTGAACAATACCTGCTGGTTCATACTTATTACCCCGCCCTGTAAAACCGCACGAGTTAATGCTGTATCTAACATCCCCACCAGTTGCGTAACCTCTAATCAATCCACCGTTATAAGCTTGCTGTAGCCCTCCCGTTGCTGCACCAGCACCACCTCCGCCAAAGCCCATCCAGCCCATGGCTGATTGGATAGTTTGAGCAACTAGTAACTTATTGATAATTTCGATAATGTTGGTGAGAATTGACTTAGTAAGGCTTTTAAAGCTCATTTTCCCAGTCGTAACAAATTCAGTTAATGAGTGGCTAACAGAACTCATGGTTTGTTGTCCTAAATCACGAAACGCATCAAACATGTTCTGTGAAGCATCTGAAAATTCATTAATACCCACTTTTAGCCCTGCGAACCAATCGGTTTGATTAATGTCTTCCTGCTGCCAACTTTGTTGTAGCGCTTGTTTTGCCTTGTTATATTCCTCGGTGATTTTTGTTATTTCTGTAGGATTACTAGTGCCTTTTAAAGCAATATCACGCTGAGCGTCAAGCTCTGACATTTCATTGTAGCGATTCGCATTTTTTGACGTCATGCCGAACGTAGCTTGGCTAGCTTTAGATTTTGCAGATAAGTTTGTTGTGTACTCTTGCATTTTTTGAAGTGCTTTAGTCGCTGTTTCGTATTGTGCAATTTCTTCACTAATAGCTGCATTTTTAGCAAACTGAGCAAGTAAAGCATCTTTATGTGCAAGTACATACTTTTCATGCGCTGACATTCTTGCTTTATTGCCAGTACTTTCTAGCGTTTGAATCTGAGCTTGTAAATCAAAGTACTTTTTGCGCTCCGATGTGATTGTGTTAACCGTCAAGCTCTGTTCCCGAAGTGCTTGAAGCTGACTTTTTAAGCTGATTTCTTGCTGTTGTGATGTGCGTAATAAATTGGTTGCTGAGCTTGTTTTTTCGGCGTTGTTAGCTCTAATCTTTGCCGCAGCTTTTCTTCTCTTTTCATCAGTTACATAATTGTCATCGCCCGGTTTATATATTTTGTTAGCTTCATCAGCCTTTCTGTTCATCTCCTCAATTTCAGCTTTTGCACGCTCGCTACGCGTCATTATCATTTGTGAGTACTGGTAAAACGGACTTTTTTTCGGGTCTGTTGCTTTGTCTGCGTTTCCGCTGATGAACTGCAAAAATTGTAGTTGTGCTGATGCTTTATCCGCTGATTTTGCTATTTCAACCAACCCGTCTATCAAAGATTTGAATTTTTCATTACCACCGTTCGACTTCGCATATAATTCACTCAATCTATTAATAAGCTGAGTTACTTTTTCTTCCGTTTTTACTGAATCGGTTTCAGATTTTATCTCTGATAATTGCTCAAGCACGTCTTGAGCACCTTCTTTTGTTATGTCAAAATATTCTGATAATTTACTAATCTTGCTTTCAATGCTGTAAAGTTCATCAGCTCCAACTGCGCCTTCCGTTTTAAGCTTATGTATATAACTCAACACTGAATCTAAAGTTGATTCCGCTGATAACCCCATCGAATTAGCCGATCTAGCAAAATCAGAAAAACCGTCAGTAACACTTTTAATACTATCTTGTAATTTAGTTTTAATACTTGAAACTGATTTCTCAACATCTTCTTCACTTGATTTTAATAGCGCTCTAACAAGTGGTTTATTTTTCTTAAGCAATTGCATCATATCGTCAGACAAGAAAGTAAAACCAGTTTTTTTGTCTGTGTTCAATACTTTATTTAAACGATCTTGCGCCGCTGCTAATTTATCAGTAGCGCTTTCGGTTTCAAAAAGCTTTGGTATCATGCTACCGAGCAAGCCAACCATTGCTGAAATACCGATGTTAACGGGATTCAACGAGGTTAACAGCGTGCTAAAAGTATTGCCTATGCCATTTTTCATGATCATAGACATACTAGAAGTTTGTAGACCTGTGAAATTCCCTCGCATCATCTGTGTCGTCATTGTAGCTAACTGGTGCTTAGTAGCTAAAGACGCTGTGCCTAATTTTTGGGTTTCTTTCGTTGCTTGCGTTAGTTTTCGAATATAAACATCAGCAGATGAGCTAACCCCAAGTTGTGCAGCTTGATATCGCAATAACTGCTCTTTTGATAGATTCTGAGTAGCAACCTGCACTTTTAATTTATTTAAAAAATCAGTTCGCGCTTTGCTTGCAATGTTTTCAGCAGTCGTTACTTCTTTTTGCTTGATTGCGATATCTGAGAGTAATTGACTATAATTGTGAATATCTATTTGACCGTCTTTATAAGTTTTTGCAAGCATTTTTCTAACTCTTGCAAGCTCTTTTGAGGCGGTATTAACATCTTTTAGACTGTCAATTTGATTTCGGAAACCGACATATAATCTATCGCTAGATTCAGCAAATTTTTTCGCTGAGTTTGTATTTGCTGTAAGGCTTTTACGATATTCGGCAATACGTTGATGAACTTCGTCAACCTCTTTAGCTGTTCGAGATAATGAGCTTTTGATAATTTGTTGTGAGTTATCGAACTCATCAGTAGCAGACGCCGCGCTCTCCGCCTTTTTACTAAAATCATCTAGTTTTTTATTCGCTTCATCGACGCTTTGCACATCAATCTTAAGCTTTAGTGATGTGATTTCTTCTGCCATAATTTTCTCCAGACATAAAAAAAGCCCGCAATTGCGAGCTTTAAGTTTGATTTTATTTTGTATATCTACATTAGATTTTCCATACTCAGTTAACAACAATCAGCATGTTTTTGTGAGGAAAACTGCATTTGCAAACCTAATGCTTGAACAATTTTAAAGATTGTATTAAAAGTAGGATTCCCCTCACCTGATAACGCTTTATAAATACCCTCACGGCTTATACCTGTATCACGTGAAAGCTGACTGATGTTTTTAGCTCTAGCTATATCACCAAGTGCAATAAATAAAAATTTAGGGTCTCCTTCTTCTATTGCGGCATTTAAATATTCTTGCATTTCTTCATCAGTATTTAAAAAATCAACCACATCAAAAGTTTTTAGTTTTGTAGTCATAATTAACCCCATTTATTTGCTAATTCTTTAGCAATTTTAATATCTGTTTGTTGTGTATCCTTGTCACCGCCACACAATAAAATAACAATTTCATTATTGCGGTTAACAAAATAAACCCTATACCCTTTTCCACAGTGAATACGCATTTCTGATACACCGCTGCCTACAGGCTTAACATCACCAAAATTACCTTCTTGCATGCGACGAATTCGAACTTTAATTTTAGCTGCTGCAGTTTTATCTTTAAGCGACTTCAACCATTTTTCCATTTGCGGTGTATAACTTACAGTAATCATGCTTTATTCCTGTTTTAATTTAAAACTATTATACCTGGATTCAAACATGAAGTGCAATTTTAAACACGGTGGAGTGAAGAAAGTAGAAAGGTGATTTATACTAGCACCTTCGCACCACCACAGTTTGGAGATTGCTATGTATTATAATCACCTTTC